TTCTGATTTCAACAATGATTGATTTGAGATTCTGATTTCAACAATGATTGATTTGAGATTCTGATTTCAACAATGATTGATTTGAGATTCTGATTTCAACAATGATTGATTTAAGATTCTGATTTCAACAATGATTGATTTAAGATTCTGATTTCAACAATGATTGATTTAAGATTCTGATTTCAAACAATCAATGAATGAGTTTTTGATTTCAAACAATCAATGAATGAGATTCTGATTTCAAACAATCAATGAATGAGATTCTGATTTCAAACAATCAATGAATGAGTTTTTGATTTCAACAATGATTGATTTAAGATTCTGATTTCAACAATGGTTGATTTGAGATTCTGATTTTAACAATGATACATTGAAATTGTTTGTGTTGTTAATATTTCTAATTTAATTTGTATTCTCAAATATATTTGAAGATGAAATATATTTGAAGTATAGAATAATAATTTGAAAATCAATGAATGAGATGTGAGTTTTTGATTTCAAACAATCAATGAATGAGATGTGAGTTTTTGATTTCAAACAATCAATGAATGAGATGTGAGTTTTTGATTTCAACAATCAATACAAATATTTGTTTGTGTTGTTAATATTTCTAATTTAACTTGTATTCTCAAATATATTTGAAGATAAAATATATTTGAAGTATAGAATAATAATTTGAAAATCAATGAATGAGTTTCTGATTTCAACAATGACACAAACAATTGTCCACACAATCAATTTATTTATCACGACGAACAACCTTTTCATAATGAAATTCGTTTTTCAATAATCTCTGACCAGATTCAACAATTGTTTTACTATGTTTTGCGCCTTTCTTTGCTAGTTTATCAGCTACTTCATTATATGTGATTCCCACATGAGCAGGTACATGTTCAAATTTAATTGAGAATCCTTGTTTTTCTCTTTCATTGATCAAAGCATCAATGATAACAATCAATTCTTTATTTGAAATATTCTCACCACTAACTGTTTTCCATCCATTTTTTCTCCATTTACCAATGAATGATGTAAGAGATTTTATTGCATATTCCGAATCTGAATAAATTGTCAGAGCACCTTCAGTATGTATTATAGCTACCCTAATCGCTTCGAGTTCTGCATAGTTGTGTGTTTCTTTTCTAGTTCCACCATAAATATTCAGTTGTTCAGAACCATGAATCAAAACAACCCCAAATCCTGAATAACCTGCCATCTTGGATCCATCAGTAAAAGCAAAGACTTGTGATCCATCGAGTGATGGATTTAAATTTTGTTCTTCATTTTTGATGTTAAACGCAAATGTCTCTGCTTCTTCTTTTTCTTTGAATTTACGATATGAACTTCTTGGAAAACAATCAATGACTTTTTTACAATCGCTCCAATTAGCAAATAAAGCTCTTATTGGTGAGTTTATTGCATACCATGCCATTTTTCTAATCAAAGATTTATTATTGAGAAGAAACGGGGGTTTTTTGTCGGATTAAAAGATTTTTGATATATAAATTTGATTGTCTTTGGATTTGATTGGAAATAAAAGAAGATTTCAAATCTTTCAAATCTTTCAAATCTTTCTCAAATCTTTCTCGTAACTCAGAGAAAAAAAGATTTAAAGATTTAAATAAATATATATTTATAAATATATATATTTATAAATATATATATTTATTATAATATTATAATATTATAATAAATATATATATTTATAAATATATATTTATTTAAATCTTTAAATCTTTTTTTCTCTGAGTTACGAGAAAGATTTGAGAAAGATTTGAAAGATTTGAAAGATTAGTTTACGACTGATTCGATAAAATCCAAAAAATCCAAAAATTCACTTGTGTCAACTTTTTCACCCACACCAATGCATTTGAATTTAATCTTTTTTTCTACGGTGTCTGGTTCCTCTCCATATTTATTTTTGTGATATTTTCTCCTACTCAAATCTAACTTTTTTCTCCAATAGTTCATTGCCGATCGAAATTTTTTCAATTCAAACTTAGAAAACATAATAAAAATTTTATGTTCAACATTTGTTTCATCAGGGATCTCGAGTTCAATTTTCATCTTATGATGTAAAAATATTACAGAAGAATCTTATTTTGAATAATATACAACATCTTTTAAAATTCATTTTACATTAAATATCTCTAATCAACTTTAATTTTGATTCAAAGATCGAATAAATATTTTTGAACTTTACTTATCCACCAATAACCATCAGTTGGTACACTTCCACTATTTGGTGTTCCAATGTTCGTTACACTATCTCCAACGCCAGCACCACAATATAACGTCGTTATACCTGCTGCTTTTGCTTCTTCCAAATGTGATTCCCAAATTATGTCATTTCCATTTGATTTAATCTTTGGATCATTATATATGTTCTTTGATAAATAATTCCTTCGAATTTCAGATGACACTGTAAATGATTCACCAAATAAATACGGCGATCTTGTGTCTTCATATTTCTTTGAAGTGTTATTCAAAATTTCATAAGTTCCACCATATGGACGAGTATCATTGTTCTTATTAATATATCCAACAGGTAATTGCCAGATAACTATTGGTTTCCCAGTTATTAAATTTATTATCGAACAAAAATACAAATAGTTTCTGTTCATGTCAGGATTCCAAAACCAATTTGTTTTATCGACAGCATCAACACCAGCTGATGCTAATTGAAATCCAGCGTCTAATCCATAAGAATCAATTGATACAAAAGAACAATAAGTTAACATATTTGATTCAACTAAGTAATTTGCAATTAATGTTGCCTCAGATTTCACTAATTCTCTCGCAGCTTCACCAGACATAGATGACACACATGGAATCAAACCTCTACCACCAGGATAACTTTTACCTCCAGTCCAAGCAGACCAAAGATTCAATTGAGGACCACAGATCACATTCGGACATCTTTTTCTAACCAAATAAGCCATTGCACACAATGTACCTGCAATTGTATCTGGAAACACTGGATCAGAAGTTGTTAAAACTTTAGATTCATATATTGTACCTGTTGCAGCATATATCTCTGATAGTTTTTTACCTGAATTTTGTTGCATATATCCAATAAAATCAGGTTCAAATATAATTTTAACTGTGTCATCATGTGATTCAACATTGATAATATCACATAAGAAATTAAGGTCTTTCCAATACAATGTCATGTAACTTTTCGATGAAACATTTTCCAAATCAGTTGTATATGATTCACCACCAGCAGGTATGTTATAATATATTAAACATGGAACCATTCCCAATAATTGAGAATTACGAATGAATTGAATCGCTCTCTTTCCTTTGGGTTCTGAGTTCCATTCTTCTGTTGAATAATTCAATGCCCAACCATAATCACCAGGACCACCATTTAAATAAACGTATCTCTCATCAACTCTTTTATTCATTGACAATGAAGCCGAACTAAAATCTGTCCAAAATTTCATTGATGTGTTTGGGTCATCTTCACTCACTGATCCAATAATTAATCTATTGGGTGAACCAGTTCCTACTTTGATTCCCAATAATCGAATATTATTATTTTGCGTTATTTTGATACAAGCTCTATCATTCGTTAACCCTGTCAAAATAATTTTTGTTCCATTAATTTTAACATTCACTGCTTTTGGGTTACTGTTTGAAATGGTAAATGAACCAATCGATGTGACTTCAATATTTTTTACTGAATTAATCGCAAGAGAAATGTTTCTCATTGAACCAATATTAAGTGAAACAGAATTAGAAATTGGAGTTGGAGTTGGAGTTGGTGTTGGAGTTGGAGTTGGTGTTGGAGTTGGAGTTGGAGTTGGTTGAACAAGAGAATCAGAGTAAACAGATATTTTTCCATTCCATGATTCACCTGAATACCCAAATGGAATTTTAGTGTTTGTATCTAATGTGTTCATCCATGTTTCACAAATATAAAAACCCTCTGATTTTCGAACACCACTTATCCAAGTTATTGGGTTTGAAGTTTCTATTTTCATTTTCCATCCAATAACAGGTATACTTGATGATATTGTGATCAAACCATTCCCACCGGTTTTCCATTGATCAGTAATGTTCACAACAACAGATACATTCAATGGAACCAAAGAAGTCATTTTGAATAAATCAAATTAATAGATTATTAATTTGATTTATAAAGTGATCAAAGAAAAACCATCATTGGTTCTCAAAATGATTGTTTTTTCACCATTGTTGATTAAACTTCGAAATAAAACAATTACTAATGAAGAACTTGATGTTCTTCCTTGTACCATACTATCAACAGAAGATTTAGCTAGATATTTTGATATTTATATTTCAAGAAACTTAAAAATACCAACAGAGTTTTTTAGTTTGATATCTCATCATAAACAATTTTATGAAAATTGCATCAGCATTGCTAATAAACTAAAAGATGACACATTGATCCTTTCTTATCAAAATTATAGATTCCTACCGAGTATCATTTTAGATCAACTTTTATCTCGACAAGACAATAAAATATATCATCGATTTGTAGCTTTTTATGGTCAACGTAAACATGTGATTCATTATTCGATTAACTCTGATTTTCAAAAGTATACTTTAACATCGGAACATGGTTTGTTCTATACAGTTTATGATGAAACATTTGATTGGTTTCTAGAACAACATTTGATCAAAGGTAACCCAGAAATTAGACTTAATATTTATGACTTTGATCCAATTATAGTTCCTAGAATAGTTCAATGTAAAAATAAAAATATAAATCTGAGAATCAATAGAATAACATATACGGATATATTTCCAACTTTGTTCACATTAAAATATCCAAAAATCTCTCCCATGGTTGCATTAGAGATAATTAACGACGTCACATATCCAATAATTAAAAGAAAAACATTGAGTACATATCGATGTGAAATACCGAATAAAATCATTAGAGAAATGAAAAAATTACAAATCACAGATATTAAAGAAGAACATCATGAATGGTATGTCTCTTGTTTACCAATGAGGTTTATTGAAGAACATTTTGATACAACTATCTATTGTAGACCAAAAATCAAAAAAATGTACTTTGATAGACTCGATAATCATCAAGTTATGATTCTTGAAAAAGAAGATGAAAAAGAAGATGAAGTCCAACGTAAAAATCAATCTGTTGTTACATCAGAAGTAATCACTGATATTATTTATGGACAATTTGAGAAAGCGGTGAACAATGCAAAAAGAAATAAAGTTTTTATTTTTACAGAGAATATCATATATGCTTTGTCAAGATGTCAATATAGTGATGAAATTAATATCATCGAACAAATGTCTTCAATTGAATATCGAACCGAATTCGAATTAAAATCAGTGAACATTTATGTAACTAAATTTGTATCTTTGTTTTACCAAGAAAAAGCAAAGAATCTTTTATATTCAATTTATATGGGAAATGATTTTAATATAATATCTCTTTTGATTCCAATGTTTGATCCAAATGATAACAAGGTAATAAAAAATAAATATAGTTCATATCTATGTAAATCAAATGAAAATATAAATAAATATGCGAATAAAAGAAAAATATTATTGAATTCACTAATTGTAACTCGATACTCAAACTTTGTTTGTGACTCGATACTCAAACTTTGTTTGTGACTAATTGAATGAACTTTAATCATAATATCCATATATAAAATATGGATATTCAAGAACCAATTGAACCGATTCTCGATCGAAAGAACGATAGATTTGTTCTTCATCCTATTATTAGAAACGATATTTGGGAACTCCAAGAAAAACAAGAAGGTAGTTTTTGGACAGTCAAAGAAGTAGATTTATCATCTGATCTTAACGATTGGAACAAAAAATTAAATGATGATGAAAGATTTTTTATCAAAATGGTACTTGCTTTTTTTGCAGCGAGTGATGGGATTGTGATGGAAAACTTAGCATCACGTTTTTTCACTGAAGTAGCTTATCCTGAAGCAAGACAATTTTATGCTTTTCAGATTCACATGGAAAGCGTACATTCAGAAATGTATTCAATTCTTATTTCTACTTATATCTCTGATTCAAAAGAAAGAAATCGGTTGTTTACAGCACTTGACACATATCCGTTTATTGGAAGAAAAGCAAGTTGGGCAATTAAATGGATCAATGAACAAGATCATTTTGCTACTCGATTAATTGCATTTTGTATAGTTGAGGGTGTATTTTTCTCAGGTAGTTTCTGCTCGATATATTGGCTGAAAAAACGAGGTTTAATGCCAGGTCTATGTGCATCAAATCAATTGATCAGCAGAGATGAAGGTCTTCATTGTGATTTTGCTTGTTTATTGTATAAAAATCACATTATGAAAAAATTAGATCAAAAAGTTGTTCATTCAATTATGGATGAAGCTGTTTCAATTGAACTTGAGTTTATATCATCAGCATTACCTGTTGAATTGATAGGTATGAATAGTAAACAAATGAGTATTTATATTAAATTTGTTGCTGATAGATTGCTAACATCTCTTGGATATGAAGCAATTTATGGTGAAAAGAATCCATTTGATTGGATGGATATGATTTCTGTTTCAAACAAAGATAATTTCTTTGAACGAAGAGTAACAGAATATAATTCAGCTTCTATTTTGGGTAACATTGGTGAAAGAGACTTTGATTTGAATGCTGATTTTTAATCTAATAAATTAAACTTAGTGAACATTTGTTGTATGTAACAAAATTAAATTACATCATGTAATTTAATTTATGATTTTAATGCTAAATTTATGGACAAATATTTTTTATTAACATTACATCATTAAAAATCACATTAAGTTCATCCGTGTCACCATCAATCCCATTACCAATATCTTTATCCGATATGACAACAGATTTTCTTAGTTTACATGCTGTAATCGAATTTTCAATTAGTTCCGCAGTTAAATATTCGATTATTATACACATACATGAAACATAATCTTTTGATATTAATATTTTATAATTGAATGAAGATAGAATTGATTCAATTATTTTGACACTCAAACTAAATTTACTTTTTCCAATTAAATAAATATCTATTTCTTCTTTCATTCTCTTCTTCAAATCCTGTGTCACATTCAATTCAATTGACCCAATCAAATGCTTCAATTCTAATTTTATGTTTTCTTGTGAAAACTGAAAGAAAATCAGTGAACCAGAATATATTTTTTTACAGAAATGATTTAACAGAAAATTAAGAATATCTAATGAAGATGAATGAATTTTAAATCCAGAATACATTTCATGAATTAACTCAACTATAAATTTACCAAAACTCATTTTATTAATAAAAATCAATTATAAGTAAAATCATTTTATCATGTCCTCTCTTTCTGTTGATAATTTTATTTCTTGTTCTGGTATTGGAAGGATAAGCAAAGGATTTAAACTAAAAATAAGAGATTATGTTCGTAATTATTTGAATTTTTGGATATCAAAAATATCTTCAGTTGTCAAAGTGTCGAATGTTAATAATTTTAACATCGAAACACTGATACTTGTTTATGAAAGTCAGAATAAAAACATAACACCAATATATCATTCGATGAAAATAAAGGATGTTAGGTTTGAATTTTACTTTTCAAGATATGAATTTGATGATGAAATAACATTAGTAAGCGAAGAATATAATGTGAATCTTGGTGATTTATATAAAAACATAATTCAAAAATGTTGTGAGATGTCATTATTAAAATATTTAAGTAAAACAAAGATGTTATTAAATGTTGGTTCTAAAAAAACATTAACCAGTTCTGATTTTGACTTGGTTGAAAAATTATTTAGTGGAACGCAAGTTAACATATATGCTTTGTGATGCATCTGAACACATAAAAGTTATTTTTGTTTGTATTCAAATTTGAATACAAACAATTATTAAACTAATTAATCTAGTTGATAGATTAATTTATTGTATAAAACACCAAGAATCTTTTTATACTTTTATTTTCTGATCAAATAAAAGTATGGGACAAAGTGAATCAACGTTTTCTATCAAAGTTTTTGTTGATAATTCTGTACAAGAATACACCATTGATAATGATTTGAAAAAAACATTCTTTTCATTTGAACATTTTCAAAATTTATCAAATCCTGCAATAAGAGAGAATGCAATTTCATCACTCAAATTATTAGGTATTGACGTACTTGATGGTGATGTTTTTTATATTGATGGTTGGAGTTCATCGACATTTCAAAGATTACAAGAAATATGTGATGCAGAAGATTCTATTTTTGACAATACAAAAAGATATATCTCTAGATCAAATTGGGATCTTATTGAATACATAAATCTTTTTTCTGTTTTTCATGAACTCTCATTTTTCAATGGTAAAAACATTAACATTGCATATCAATTGATCGATTTAATTGATGTTCCATCAATATCTGATTATTTGTTTTTGATTCCTTGTAGAATCGGTCGGTTACTTGGTTATCTAAGAAAAATACCAAATCATATTTTTTCTCGGTGTGATGCTGATTTGGTTCATCAATTATACTGTTGGACAGGAGAAACACACGTTAGTGCAGGTGTTCTCTCATGGATGATTCAAAGATATCATGTTTTGAACGACCAAGAAGCATTGGTTTTCTTGAATCGCTACTCTCCAAGAAGCAGTAAACTATCGATCCAACGATGGACATATCCTATTTACGACATTTTACATTTAATGAATAAAAAATATTCAATGTTTGTTCCATTCAATGTGTCAAGTGGAGCTTTTCATAAATATCCAAAAACTACATTATGGTTGTTTACAACTGAAGATACAGAATTTAATGATATTGAGGTTCCCAGACAAAGTTATGTAATGATTCAGTGTGATGAAAAAGAAGAATTTAATTTATATTTTGCAGATGCTGTTCAATTTACATCGGGATGTCAAATTTGGCTTGAGACTCCTAATAACATACTTGATGTAGATAGGAATTTGGTTGAAATTGCAGAGAAAGAAATGAAAGCATATAGCAATGGGGTAAAACTTGATTGTATTCGATTAAAAAATAATTCATCAATAGTGATGTGGTATTCTTGGAGTGCTTAAATATTTATTGGATGATTTTGTTAGTGATTTTGTTAGTGATTTTGTTAGTGATTTTGTTAGTGATTGGAATCTATCAATCATATTGTTTAATTTGTTTGTGTTGTTAATATTTCTGATTTAACTTGTATTCTCAAATATATTTGAAGCATAGAATAATAATTTGAAAATCAATGAATGAGATTGGAGATTTGAGTTTCTGATTTCAAACAATCAATGAATGAGATTTGAGTTTCTGATTTCAAACAATCAATGAATGAGATTTGAGTTTCTGATTTCAAACAATCAATGAATGAGATTTGAGTTTCAAACAATAATACAAATATTTGTTTGTGTTGTTAATATTTCTGATTTAACTTGTATTCTCAAATATATTTGATGATGAAATATATTTGAAGTATAGAATAATAATCTGAAAATCAATGAATGAGATTTGAGTTTCTGATTTCAAACAATCAATGAATGAGATTTGAGTTTC